TTCTGTAGGAGATGGCATGACAGACCCAAGTTTAGCAGCTGCAGTTATAGCCCCACCTATTGCACCACCTAAACCTTTAGGAGAAGATGTACCATTTATACCACCAGCAATGCCACCTATGATTCCAAACCCTGTTCAATCAGTAACAACACCACAGCCTATAGCTCAAACACCTAGACCTGTACAAGAACCTGTAGAAATGACTACTGTAACTAGACCTAATTTGTTGGGTGAAATGCAAACAGTTAATATAGGTAATTATAATTTACCTTCAGGACCAGTATCATCACCAACAAATATAGGTATGCAAATACCAGATACTCCTATAGGTGGTATAAGTGCAGTTGAAAATCCTTTTATACAATTACCAACACCACCAATGCGTGATGATTTTATGTCTATAGAAAGATTGCCTATAGGAAACAATCCACCATTTATGATGGAAGAAGGTAAACAAATACCTGATGATGCAAAAGGATTACAAGCTTTAGCTAAAACAGAAAAAGGTAAAGATGCTGTAAGACAAATGGGATTTGAATTACAAATGGGTGGAATGGCACCTAGTCCAGATGAAATACAACAATTACAAATGGCTGTATTAGGACAAATACCTAACAATGATGAAGTAATTTCTATGTTTATAGATAAGTATGGTAATGAAATATTTATGATGATAAGAGAACAAATACTTAATCCAGAAGGAAATAGACAAACACAAGGTATGATAGAAGGTATGGGTAGTGGAATGGACGACCAAGTATTAGGCATGATTGGTAGTCAACAACCTGTAGCTGTATCTCCCGGTGAGTATATTGTTCCAGCAGATGTTGTATCAGGATTAGGAGATGGTTCTTCTGATGCAGGTGCAAAAGAACTTGATGGTCTATTAGATAGAGTTAGACAAGAAAGAACTAACACTACTAAACAACCAAAAGAATTAAATAAAGGAAAGGTATTACCTAAATGAGTAATGTAGTTAAAATAAAAGAAAACAATAACAACACTTATAAAGTAAATAATAATTATATTGTTACTTTAGTTCCTCATCATTATATGGGAACTATTTGGAATGATGTAGAAAAATATTTACAAAAAGCAGTTAAAAGGTCTAAAGGTAGATGGACTATAGACTATCTAAAAAATGCTATTAAAAAAACAGAGCAAGAACTTTGGGTAATTTTTACAGAAGAAGATAATGAAATAATTGGTGCAGCTACTACTGAATTTGTTTACTATCCAAATAGTAAAAAAGTTGCCGTGCAATATTTAGGTGGAGAAAATTTACCTGACTGGGCATGGAATTATTTAACTACAGTAGAAGCTTGGGCTAAAGATAATAAATGTGATGGTATAGAATGTACAGCTAGATTTGGTATGTGGAAATGGCTAGGCAAATCTGGTTGGGAAAAATCTTATACAATTTTTGAAAAGAGGTTTAACAATGGGTAAAGGAAAAAGCAGTAGTGCTCCACAACAAACAGAAGTAAAACAAACAACTACTAATCTACCAGAATATGCAGCACCATATTTTACTAGGTTATTAGGTAGAACAGAGTATGAGTCTTTAAATCCATACAGAACTTATACTGGTCAAAGACTTGCAGAAAGAAGTCCATTAGCTGAACAAGTAGCAGCAAGACAAACTGCTTTAGGATTAGCAGGTGCTCCAAGAGAAATGGCAGAAGCATCACAATTAGCTAGAACAAGTGTAGTCAATCCACAAAGATTTGATTCTGGAATAGCTAGTATGTATATGAATCCTTTTCAAAGATTAGTTACAGATGTAGAAAAACGAGAAGCACAAAGAGCATCTGATATATCAGGAGAACAAATAGAATCAAGAGCAGCACAATCAGGTGGTTTAGGTGGTTATCGTGAAGCTATACTACAAGCAGAACGAGAAAGAAACTTAGGACAACGATTAGGCGATATAGAAGCTAGAGGACAAAGAGATGCTTTTTCACAAGCACAACAACAGTTTGAAAGAGATAGAGCTAATCAATTAGGTGCTGCAAGACAACAATTAGCATCTGCAGAATTTTTAGGCAGACAAGCCCCTATGCAACAACGATTAGCTTTTGATAGATTAAAACAAGCACAACAAGCACAAGAAATAGGTAGAAATTTTGAACAAGCTGGATTAGATATAGGTTATAAAGATTTCTTAAATCAAATAGCTTATCCAAGACAACAGTTAGGTTTCTATGGACAAATACTGCAAGGTTTACCAGTAACACCGGGAACCCAAGTTTCACAATACACACCAACACCAACAGGCACACAACAGTTGTTAGGTCTTGGTTTAGGTGGACTAGGTTTATACAAAGCTTTACAAGGTGGAATGGGATAATAAATATTAAAGGGTTAATAGATGAATATAATACAACTAGAAGATAATTTAAAAAGTTTACCAGATAATAACTTACAAAATGAAATGACCAACCCTAGTGGTATGTTCCCGCAGTATTTAGTTATGTCTGAAATACAAAGAAGAGAAGATATGCGTAAAGATTACGCAGGTCGTATGGCAGCTAATGAAAAAACCCCACCACTTCCATCAATGCGTGAAGAAATGTTAATGGGTATAACTCAAACACAACCCCCTGTGCAGGACAGCGGCATAGCAGGATTACTACCAGCTCAACCACAAGGAGCACCAATACCACCGGCTATGTCCGCTAGTCCTGATGTTATGCCTATGTATGGTGGCGGAGTTGTAGGTATGAATGTTGGCATGGAAGCACCTAATATTTACGATAAAGAATATGAAGATTATTTAAAAAAACTAGCATTATTAGAAGAAAAAGAACAATCTCTTTATGAACAATTAATGGCAGAACAACCTGAAAGAATAGAAGAAGAAAGAAAGTTTGGACAAGGTATGGCTCTTTTAAGAGCAGGTATTGCTGTAGGTACATCAGCTACACCAAAAGATTTAGGAAAAAATTTAGAAGCAACTATAAATAGTTTAGATGCAACTAATAAATCTATATCTGCAAAAAAAGATAAAATAACAGAATTAGAACTTAAAAAATCTTCTCTTGATGTTAAACGATTAGGAGACACATTAGATAAACGAACAAATATATTAAGTAAAAAAGATAGTGCAGACTATATGAAAGGAGTAAATCAACCTTCACAAATAAAAATATTAGAATATATAGAAAAAAATCCAAACTTATCTGATGAAGATAAAGTTTTATTAAGAAATAGTATAACAAAAGCTTCTCCAAAAGATACAGAATCAGCTTTTAGAAAATCATTATACAATCTTGCTGCAAAAGATTTTAGTTTTTCAGATTTATCTAATTATTTAATAGATAATAATTTAGAAGATACTGAAGAAAATAGAAAAAAATATAGAATACAAGCAATACAAGAAAAAGCCGATGAGTTTTATCAAGGTTATTTAGGTTTTGAACAAGGTTATTATTCCGGTGGAGTAGTTGGTCAATCAGTTCAAAATTTTAATGACACAATTAAACTTTTAAATGCCTAAATATATTACAACAAACGATAATATTACTCATGAGTTGCCTGATTATGCAACAGATGAAGATATTAAAAAGTGGGAACAATATTATAATAGTGTTGAACCTATAAAATTTTCTAGCGATTCTCGCACATTACCCCAATCCCAACCACAATCTGAATCTTCAAAAAAAACTTTTGGTCTTTTTGATTTACTTAAATCAGACGAAGTGCCTTTAAAAAGTAAAATAGCTGCTGCTGGAATAGTAGGACTTGATAATTTTTCTCCAGTTTCTAATGTAAATATACCTGCAATACAACAAGGTGGAGAAAACATTGATTATTTAGCAACAGATTTAATACCTGCATTATATAAAAGAGCTACACAAGGTCCAGAAAGAGAATTTACTGAAGAAGAAAAATTAGCAGACCCATCTTTTTTTGGAGAATTAGGAGTAACTGATACTGTAACTGAAGCAAATGCACAAAAGTTTTTGCGTGAAATAGCTTTTCAAAAAGAAAAAATTAGAAATCAAGAACTTATAGTAAAAATAGAAAAAGAAATTGAAGAAATAAATAGTAAAGTAAATAAAACTAAAGAAGATAGAGAACGAATAAATTATTTACAACAAATAATTTATGGAAGAAACTTTGATGGTGTTGATATAAGTACAATAACTCCTTATACACTTGGTAATAAAACAGACAAAGATACAAAAATAAATTTAGAAAGAGTCAACAAGATAACAGAAGAAGCATATAGAAATAAAGAATATGGTGGTCTTTCTAGTGGTGGTTTGTATGGAACTATGGCGACAGATTTTATATATGATAATCAAAGAATACCCTTTTTTGGATTATTAAGGTCGCAAGAAATAGCTAATGAAGAAGTAGCTAGTTCTATAAACAAACAACAAAATGTAGAAACTTCTGAAACATTTAAAGCATTTGCAACAGCTAAAGATACAAATGAAGCAGTAGATATATTCTTTTCTGACCCTTGGAATATTATGAAACAAACTGTAGCTTCTAGTTTAATACCAATGAGTATTTCTTTATCTGCAGGTGTTGGTACAACATTATTAACAAGAAATGTAACAGCTGGTGCAGTAGCAACAGGTATAGCTTCTGGTTCAGTAGATACTGTATATTCAGCTACAGAGTTTTTAAGAAAAAATGGTGTAGATATAAATGATGAAAAAGCTGTTGTAGCTTTTTTAAATGAAGATGATAACAAAAAAAGACTTAGACAATATGTAACAAAAAGAGCAGTTTCGATTGGTGCGTTTGATGCTTTATCTTTTGGAGTAGCAACAAAAGTTTTAGCTCCAGCAAAAGGAACTATGTTTGCAAAAAATACAATTAGAGATAATGCATCAAGACAATTAATTAATAGTTTAGTTCAAGCTCCATTACAAGGAACATTAGGTGGAGCAGGAGAATACTTTGCACAACTTTCTACTTTAGAAGAGGGAGAGCAAATAAGAGTAGGAGATGTTGCTTTAGAGTTTGTTGGAGAACTAGGATTTGTAGTTGTTGAAGCACCTGTAGCACAACTTTCTTCTGCTTATGCAACTAAACGAACAAGACAAAAAGAATTATATGAAGATAGAATTAGAGCAGTTAAAGATTATAGAAATAAATTAAATGGTTTACCAGTAGATGACCCATACAGAAAAGAAATAGAAGCTAAAATAAAAAAAGAGTTTCAAAGAATACAACAATTAAATCCTGATTTAAACCCAATACAAGTTTCTATTGAAGCACAAAAATTAGTTTTTGAACAAGAAGAAAATTTTAAAAATTATACAGGTTTTAATCCCGCAGCATTAGAAGCTGACCAAATATTACAAGATAATAATTTTAATATTGCACGAATAACAGAAAAAAATTCTGGTGCACAAAGTAATAATTATTTTACAATTCCTCGTGATAAACAAGGAAATATTTTACCAGATGAAAATGGTGATTTTGTTATAACAGATTTAAATGAAAATGAAATTGCTAGATATAAAGACCAACAATATGCTGTAGATGTTTTTAAAGAATTGCAAAAGCGTTCTAACATGATAGCAGAAATTCAATGGTCGCAAGAAAAAGCTATAGAACAAAATGTAGATGCAGATAATAATTTAATATTAGATTTTGTAGATAACATAAATAATTCTTATTTATTAGATATACATATTGACGATTTAGAAGCTTTAAATATATCAGAAAAAACTTTAACAGAAATAAAAGAAATTCAAAAATTAAATCCATTAGTAAATGCAAATACATTAAAAGAATTTTTAACTCCAACAGAATTTAATAAAACTTTAAAATATATAACCGAACAAAATAATTTTAGCGAAGTTAAACAAAAGTCTTTTTCTAAAAAAACATTTAACAGTTTATTAAAAGACTTAAATATAATTGATACTGTAGATTCAAATGCTTTTAAATATATAGCAAATAGATTAGTAGCTGAAACAGATATAAATAAAATGGGGCTACCTCAAAAAAGATTATTGTATTCTTTTTTTAATAGACTACCCAAAGCAAATACAGAAACAAAATTATTAGATTTAAGTGATACAGCTTACAACATAAATGATTATTCAATAGCTTTAGAAGGTTTAGAAAAAATAGATGTAGGCAAAAAAGTTTCTATAAAAAACATACAAGACTCAACAGGTTTAAATAAAAAAGCTGCAGAAAATTTAAGACAAACATTTGTAACTGCTGG